ACCGTGGATGTGGCATATGGTAGCTCTACGCAACGCCGAAAGATAATCGAGAGTGGTGCAGAGTTTGTAGTAATAAATTATGACGGTGTTGAGATAGTTGCTGACGACATAGCTAACGGTGGGTTCGATCTTATTATTGTGGATGAAGCTACACACTATAAGAATGTTCAGACTAAACGGTGGAAGACCCTTAATAAACTTGTGACAAACAGCACATGGCTATGGATGCTAACAGGTACTCCTGCTGCACAATCACCGCTCGATGCCTACGGCCTAGCCAAACTATCTAACCCTAAATCTGTACCACGATTCTTCGGCACTTTCCGCGATCAGGTGATGTATAAGATTACTAACTTCAAGTGGATTCCAAAAGAAGGAGCTACAGAAACAGTATTTAATGCGCTACAACCAGCCATACGATTTACTAAAGATCAGTGTCTTGATCTACCGCCGATGATCTACACCAAACGAGAGACGGAGCTAACTCGGCAACAGAAGAAATACTACAAAGAACTCAAAGACAAGATGATTATGCAAGCTGCAGGAGAGCAGATCACTGCTGCCAACGCTGCTGTTAACATGAATAAACTACTACAAATTTCGGCGGGTGCTATATATACCGACGATGGTGACTCGTTAGAGTTTGATATCAAGTACCGATACAAAGTTTTGCGTGAAGTCATTGACGAGACCGATAAGAAAGTTTTAGTCTTTGTACCCTTTCGTCACGTTATTGACGTGCTGAAAGAAAAATTAGAAGCAGATAAGATAGCAACGGAAATGATCAGGGGTGATGTACCCCCGATGCAAAGAACGGATATCTTCAAAAGGTTTCAAGAAGAAGATAATCCAAGGGTGCTTGTGATTCAGCCAAAGGCTGCTGCACATGGTGTCACTCTGACCGCTGCGGATACTATCGTTTGGTGGGGGCCAACTAGTTCAGTGGAAACATACGAGCAAGCTAACGCACGTATACACAGAACTGGGCAAGATCAAAAGTGTACTGTTGTTCAGTTACAGGGAAGTCATGTAGAAAAGCGCGTATACGCACTACTTGATAACAAACTGGATACACACACAAAAATTATAGATCTTTACAAAGAAATACTTGCGTGAACCATAAGATAATGTCAAACTGCACTTCTCAGCAATGGAGACTATTATCATGGCTGATGCGAAAGTATCAAAACTAACTGAGGTTTACCTCAAAATAAAAACGAAGCGTGAGGAATTATCCGCTGAGTTCAAAGAAGCTGATGAAGCATTAGTTTCGCAGCAAGATAAAATCAAAGCTGCACTTCTAGATTATTTAAAAGAAAACGATGTAGACAGCGTGAAGACTGCCTGTGGCACGTTCTTCCGTTCTGTTAAGCAACGCTTTTGGACAAATGATTGGGGAAGCATGCACGAGTTTATCATAGAGCATGGTGTTCCAGAGCTTTTAGATAAACGTCTAAACCAAAAGCATGTACGTGAGTTTCTTGATGAGAACCCAGAGTTACTACCGAAAGGTTTAAACGCCGATTCGGAGTACACGCTTTCCATAAGGAAACCAAAAAAATGAGTATGGAACCCCTTGTGCCAATCGAAGATGTGGCAAAGCACTTTAGAGTGAGTCTGTCCACTGCCCGAAAGTGGGTTAAGGATGGGATCATTCCAGAGAATATGTATGTGAAAATAGGTAAGACCCACAGGTTTGCCTTATCAGAGGTATCAAGAGCATTAATGCAACGTGTCTCTGACGATGTAGGTGACAACATAGCGAGTTTTGACGATGACCTATGAGTGCTCACCGAATCAGCATACGTGGTGGGAGTTTCAGTGGATTACTGGATCAGCCTGATGGTAAGACTGAGCTACATGTGGTTATTGTTAATGCAGCGAATGTTTCAAGAGCGTTCTATGCGAGAGACTATGTGCCAAATGCTAGTTCACTACCAACGTGCTGGTCTATCAACACACAGACACCCTCACTCGATGTTCCAGACTTACAGAAACAATGTTCTAGGTGTTTGGACTGCACTCAGAACATACGTGGGTCAGGTAAGGAAGGCAGCGGTAGGGCTTGTAGGTTTTTGCAGCACTTAGCTGTGGTAGAAGAAAACACGTTAGATGTTGTCTATCGCCTACAAGTCCCATCCGCTTCAATATTTGGGAAGGCTAACAGTGGCAATAAGATGTCACTAGAAGCCTACAGTCGGTTCCTAGCGAACCACGGTACACCGTCTGTTGCGGTTGTCACTAAGATATTTTTTGACACCGCAAGTGCAATGCCAAAGTTGTGCTTTGCAGCGGTTAGAGCGTTAGAAGAAAGGGAGCTATCTATAGCTAGAAGAATGGTAGAGCACGAAGATACGTTAGCAGCGATACAGTTTACTACTAACACATCTGACAGATCGCCATTCCTTGCTACAGATGGTTTTATTTATGATTAAGGAGACCATTGATGGCTGATAATAGCTATATAATAAAAGAGGCACAGGCACTCTACCCCCGAATCGATAAGACCTATCGGTTCGACACAAAAGCAAACAAGAGCGTTCCTTGCGATGCACTGGATGACGGTTCTGCTTACGAGCTTAGTTTTGCAATAACCGAAAAGGCAGCGAAGGAGCTGTACAAATCCATGAAGGCTTACTACGACGAGAAGAAAGAGTCGGGTTGGCCTGATAAGTTTCCACTACCGTTTAAGAAAAGAGATGACGGTAACTTTGAAGGTAAGACCAAGCTGAAAGGAGCTTATGGTAAAGAGCCTACTAGACCGCCACTCCAGTTTGATTCAGCTAACACAAAACTACCAAGTGATTTCAAACTCACCACTGGCAGTGTGGTTAACGTGGCTGTCTCTTTTGTTCCATATTCTACAAGCACAGGTGCTGGTGTAAGTCTAAGGATTAACGCAGTACAAGTGTTGAAATACCAGCCGATGGCATCGACTTCACCGTTCAGTGCTACCGATGGTTATGTTGCAGAGGAAGGTAATCCATTTGCAGAAGTTGCTGATGAAGTGTCTGTTGAGGCAGAAGAGTCAGAACCTGTGGTGGAAGAACCAAAGAAAGTTGTCAAAAAGTCTGCTCCCGCACCAAAAGCAGACGACGACTTGAGTGCGATAATCGACGATTGGGACGATTAGGACACTCTAACTTGTTTTCACGGCTAGGATGTCCTCGACTATATGTCCGAAGAGGGGCGATTTTCGCAAAATTTACGCCCCCTGCCGTGATTACACTAAATTTTTGGTGCATTCATGGATACAAGAATATTTTTAAGGAGACTGTTGCCCGACGATGGCTATTACGTTTTATGGTGTTATAAGCAAGACATTAAGAGACACAAGCAAACATCTTTCACAAGCATAGATGAACTCGCAGCAACAGCAAACGAATACGATACTCAGGGGTGGGATGCCTATTTTGCCCTTGGTAGTTTTAATGAAGAGAACACACGTAAAGCTGTTGATGTAAAACGGCTGAAGTCTTTTTTTCTGGATTTAGATTGTGGGCCTAGCAAACCGCATCCCACTCAGGCAGATGCGTTACGAGACTTACAAGACTTCTGTACTAAGGTAAAACTACCAAAACCTCTTATAGTTAACTCTGGACGTGGCATACACGTTTACTGGATCTTGTCAGAATCAGTTAGTCTTCAAGACTGGAAACCTGTTGCAGAAAAATTCAAAGCTCTTTGCGCTAAACACGATTTTGAAATAGACACCGCCGTTCCTGCTGATGCTGCTAGGGTGTTACGTGTACTGAACACATACAACTACAAGCCGGAGCAACCGGCGAAAGTAGAGTTAATAGGTAAAGACGTAAAGGAAGTTAACTTTGATCACTTTGCGAGTCTGGTTGGATATGACTCGATAACAGTTCCCACTAAGAGAGAACAACAAAGTAGCGATGCGTTCGCAGACTTGATTGCTAAGACAAAAGAAAACAGCTTCAAAGACATATTACTTAAAACTGGCAAAGGTGAAGGCTGCGAACAGCTACGCCAGATAATGGTAAATCAGGAGAGCACCTCTGAGCCTCTGTGGAGAGCGGGATTATCAATAGCTAAATTCTGTATTGATGGCGAAAAAGCCTCTCACAAACTATCAGAGAAGCACCCTGAGTATGCTGCTGAGTTAACGCAGGAAAAGACGGACTTAATAAAAGGTCCGTATCGATGCGCTACCTTTGATGAAACAAATCCTAATGTTTGCCCCGACTGCCCTCACTGGGGCAAGATAAAATCACCTATTGTCATAGGCAGACGGTATGCACGTACCAGCGATAAGATAATTCCTGCAACAGACGTGCCAGACCCAGACCAAGAAACAACGATTTCTACACCTGTTGTAGAAACTGGTTCAGTAAACATTAGCTCAGAAGACGTTATACCGTTGTTCCCACGTCCATATTTTCGCGGATCTAACGGTGGAGTGTTCTATAGAGAGGTAGGAGCAGACGGTGAGATTGACGAAAGCATGGTCTACCACAATGATATCTACGTAACCAAAAGATTGAATGACGTAGAGGTTGGAGAGTCAGCAGTCATACGTTTGTTCTTACCCAAAGATGGATTACGAGAGTTCACTGTGCCACTTACGGCAATCACTTCACGCGAAGAGTTCCGTAAGAACATGAGTATGCACGGTGTTGTTGCTAATAGAATGGAGGACTTGATGAAGTATATTACTACATGGATAAACGAGTTACAGGCTAGTTCCGTAGCAGATACGGCGCACAGACAGTTTGGCTGGGTAGACGAAGAATGTAAGGCGTTTGTAGTTGGTAGCAAAGAGATAAGGGCTGATGATATATCTCACAACCCGCCTACTAACCCAACGGCTGCGGTCATACCGTATCTGCAACCAAAAGGGACGATAGAGGGTTGGAAAAATATGGCTAACTTCTATACCACTAAGTCTGGTATGGAGATGCACCAGTACATAGTGTGCACTGCGTTTGGATCTCCTCTGATGGAGTTCCTACCTCAACACTGTAGTACGTTACACCTGTGGAGTAATGGTAGTGGTTTCGGTAAAACATCTGCCATGCGTGTAGCTGCGAATGTCTGGGGTGAAGACAAAGCCATGATGCTGGACTTCAGCGACACAAACGCCATGAAGATGAACCGTGGTGAGGTGCTACATAACCTACCGTTCTACATAGACGAGCTTACGAACCCCAAAGGCGAATTGCTAAGTGACTTAGCGTATCAACTTTCTGGTGGTCAGCAGCGTGGTCGTATGAGTCAGGGTTCAAACATAGAACGATCAAGGGGCAGGCCGTGGCAACTATTGTGTGTTACCACAGGTAACAGCAGCGTCATAGAAAAGATATCGCTCAAGAAAGGTTTTCCGAAAGCAGAAGCACAGAGGATTATGGAGTGCAGAGCTAAAAGGGTCTTTACAGAAGTTGGTGAGAAGGAACTGACTGATGCGTTTGAAGAACAGATAAACCAGCATGTCGGGCATGTTGGAGAGATGTACATACAACACGTTATTAAGAACCTAGAGAGTGTAAAGAAACTGGTTCGGGACGTACAAGGACGAGCAGACCGTGCAGCAGACCTGTCTTCTGAGAATCGTTTTTGGTCAGCAGGGGTAGCTTGCACTATAACTGGGGGGATCATAGCTTCAAAACTGGGGCTGATAGATTACGACATGGAAGCCTTGTTTGATTGGGCTGTCGAGCTACTTACTACAAACAAAAAATCAGTTAGTGATATGGGTGTATCTGTCGAGCAGACCTTGAACGACTACATCATGGAGCACTATGGAAACGTGTTGTGGATCAAAAGCACGGATGATCTGCGTAAACAGGACACAGCGAACGGTCTAGACTCATTGGTTGTGCCTGACGTTGTGCCTAGAGTTAAGTTTGTTGCGAGATACGAGACAGACTTGAAGAAAGCCTACTTGTTGCCCAAGCCACTGAAGCAGTGGTGTGGGGAGCAGCAGATAAACTACACAGGGTTTGTTGAGGATCTAATCAGTAAGCTGGGCGCGAAGCGTGTGAAGATGCGTCTGAGCAAAGGCACAATGATGAACTTGCCACCCACCAACGTGATAGCTGTTAACTGTGCAGTTGGAGATGCACACGAAGATAATTTGTTAGAGGAGTAAAGGTGAACGACATATTTTATAGGGCAATTCGTGCTTCACAGAATTATGAAAACAGGAACAAGACGAAGTTACTACATCGTATAGGTTGTCTTCAAAAAGAAGAACCTTCTAAGAGAAAACAGGTAGACCTCAACCTAGTGCGACTTGTGTTTGAGCTACATGATAAGGGTATAAGACGTTGTGACATAGCTGTACAGCTTGGTGTTTCTCCATCATACGTAACTAACTCCCTCAAAAGGTTCAAAAGAGAGGGGGAAAATATAGTCAGAATAGCGAGAAAGCACGGATACTAGTTTATGGGTGTCTTAAAGGTTGATGACCTTCATCCTGACGGAATACGCATAGTTGTGGATTGGGCAACCATGTCAGTGGGTAGCTCTGTGTTCGTACCTTGCATAAACACACAGGCTGCATCCAAACAAATCAAAAGCGTATTCACCGAATCTGGATGGGAGCACCAGATAAAAGTTACCATAGAAGATGGTAAATTAGGGGTTCGCGTCTGGAGAATGTTGTGATACCCTTCGCGGATTCAGAGTGGTGGTCTCCCTACTAACTTTGGAATTTCCCGCCGCGCATTGCAGCTATGGTAGGAAACAGCCCCTCACTGTGGCAACCCTTACGTCACGGTGGGGGGTTTTTTAGAAGAAGCCTTCCGAATATTCTTGTCTATTCTGCCGTAACGCTCGTTGCATATACGGAGATATATTTATGCCGTTATGCTGGGTTATAGATGACTCTTGGTGTTGAGCCATTGATCTGTTTATCGTATCGGGGTCTATCTTTGCACCGGGGTGTCTCTTGCTAAACTCTATCATCTCTTTACGTACTTTCTTTGCTTCGTCGTAATCGCCGAATCGTTTAGCCACATAGTACCTACGAAGTAGCTTTGTGCGTGTTCTGTTAGCCTCACTGTCTATACGTTTTAGATTACTGTTTATCTCTTGCCTGTATGTGTATTCGGTGGGGGCAAACCCAAGCAGTTGACCTAACAGTTCTCCTGTTGTTATGTCATCGTATACAGGATCACCACGTCTGGTAAGAATACCTTCATCTCTTGGGTAACGTACAATAGCCCTGTATGCGTTACGCACTGCACCGGGCAACATGCTCTCTACACCTCTTTCAAAGTCACCGTCTTGTAACTCTTGTGCACCTTTCAAGAATCTGGAACCCACACTCCAAGCAGGGCCACCCAGATAGAACATAAATGTTTCTTCTGGAGATGGGTCATTGTTGAACCTGTTTGACTGTACTACGAGATTAGATAGCCCTACCCTTTGCGAAACATCTAATCCAGTAACCTCAGATATAACACCTTTATACCATCCCTCTCCGATGTACTTACGAACTATGGTATCCGCATCGTCTTCGTCTTCATCCAAGAACAAGTTAGCTATCATCGATACTGCACCGTACAGCGGTAGACCCTGCACCCCGGCAAAGAACAGCGCACTGAGATGTATACCTACTAACTGCTTAAATGCTTGATTGCGTAGTA